TGCATCCGTTAGCATGACCTTGTCTACCGTTGTTGTAATGGTAGACAGGTCGCAATTCCCAAACGTATTGCTCATAATTTAAATTCCTAAACTGTTATGCAACTACTGTAATTGTACCAGCAGCAGTTCCAATTCCAGCAACATTAGTAATAGTTGATGCAGTGTTAGTACCTGTATCTTTAATTGTTCCACCGTTCAATGCAACTGCGTTTGCACCAATTGAAAGTACATCATCAGCATCAGTAGCGGCATTGGCAGCTGCAATTGCTAATGTAAATGTAAGTTCGTTAGTACCTGTTCCACTTGCATATGACAATGTGTGGTTAGAATTAACACTGTTAACTACAGTTAATTGTGGTGTTCCAGTTACGTCAACTGCTTCGTTGAATACTACCTTAACAGATAGTGTTCCACCGTCTGACTTATCAAATGCAGTGATGTTCCAGTCGATATCAGTGATATCAGCGGCACCAAGTGCAGTTGTGAGTGCGGAACTAGACCATGCAACCAATGTCTCAGTCAATGTTCTTGAACCCACTACTTTTTTAAGTTCCCATCCGTGTGGTTTAGCAGATGTATTTGTTTTGTCGGAGTCAGATAACCAGTTAGGTTTACTCTCTGTTCCGCTTGTATGTCCCCATAATGGCATATCTATTTCCTCTCTTTTATTTTGTTGCTACCTTTAAGATAGCGTTAAATGCTTTTTTAAACCCTTTCGAGTCCTTTTGCATCATGTTTAAGTATTTAGACCGTATTGGCGCTTTGATACTCATCAAAGTTTTGTAAACCTTTGAAGCATCTCCTGCCTTTACTTTAGTCTTATTCATATCATCAGTACGGACATCAGTATCTTTACCTGTGTCATCTATAGATGCAAGTTGAACAAGAACATTTGCGTCTGCGTGTTTCTGTGTTCCCTGTGCACCATAGTCTAAAGCATTGACTGCCCTCATGATAACTTCGTCTTCGTCTGCTTCCCTATACTTACCACCAGCCATCTTGCTGATTTTGTCTAGTCGAGCACGTAAATCTTTTTCGTCTTTTGCAGCTGATACTGCACGTGCAATTTTCTTATTACCCGCATCGGACATCATTCCGAAATCGGCAACTTTCTCCATTACTTGAGCAGTCTTTTTAGCCGAGTCTTTGATGTATCCAAGTTTTTTAATTCTTTCTTTGAAAGATTTGTACCTTGCATCTAAACCTAAATTCTTATCGGTCATTAGGACTCCCTAATAGCAGATGCATATCTGTCCATGTTTGAAGTTTCTTCTTTGTACATGTTCAGTTCGTATCTTTTGTTGTCAAGGTTTGCAACTTGTACTTGGATGCCTTTCTTACCATCCTTTCCCTTCAGTCGATATGAATTTGTTTTACCACTTGATGGTCTCTTAGGCCCCATTGCGACTTTATCATCAATCTCTTTTGGGTCTATCTCAATACCAAACTTTTTCTTAGAGTATGCATATGCATGTTGCATTGCACCACTAAATGTTTTGTGATATAGGTCATATCCTGTTGAAGATTTAGCTTCAAAGATTGATTCTGTAATACCAAGTTTTTTCATCTCAGCTTCGATTTCTTTATTGATTGCTTTTAGAGCATTCAATGAAGGATTTTTAACCTTTGACTTATTTTGTGCTTTGTCGATTGCTTCCATCTCTTTTGCTTTCTTCATTAATAAGTTTGAGTATTTTAGGTACTTGCCTTCGGTAACTTCTTCTTTCATACCCATAACCTTATGGGCAAGTTTAACAAGAACGGTAATGTTTGCACTTTCCATTTTCTTCTTGTTACCATCGTTTACTTTGTCGTAAACCTTTGAAATCATAGATGCAGTGAACATGTCCAACATGACTCCACCTACTTTAGATGCTGATTTATCTGATACAATCTTTTGGATTTCAGGCATCAAATTCTTTTCAATTAAAAGTGATTCGTCTAGGGATTCTACTTCTTGATTTGAAATATATGATTCGTTTGCATATTGAAGTGCTTTCTGAACGTCTTTGTTTTTTAGAATTGCGTTACCGTAATACTTTGCAATCTCTTTTCTTGCAATAGAATCTGCACCACTAAGGTCTAAAGCAACTCCTACAGCTTTCTTAACTTCTGCATCTTTAACTTTGTTCTTTTTAAAATAGGCTGCGATTTCTTGACCAGTAAGTTTCATCTTACCATAAGCGCCAAGTGCATCGACTTTTCCATCTTTATCTAAGACTTTCTTTTCTTTTAACTCTTGAAAGATGTTAGGTTGAAAGTGATTCATATTAAACCTCGGTTGCGTTTTTCCACATGTCTCTGACTACGTCTTCGACTTTAACTTTTCTTTGGTCTTTTTCAGCAACTCTACGTCTAGTTCCGTCTGCTTTAATCCACTCATCGACTTGTTCTTCTTCTTCTTTTTCTTTCTTTTTGTCGATTGCTTTTTGAAGAGCGGGTGGAAGTTTACCTTCTTCAACCGCTTCGTCTTTACCTTTGTAGTTCTTGTCTACATAGTTGAAAAATTCTTTCTTTTTGTCACCTAATTCAGCGGGTGAATCTACACCGAACTTTTTAAGTGCCTTCTTAAAGAATGCTTGATATTCAGCAGAACCTTCTAAAACTTCTTTAGTGGCTTCTACTAAACCTTTTGGTAGTTGATTGATGCTCATTGTACTAATTCTCCCTTTTCAAAATAATTAAAAAGCATTGATTTTTTATCTTCGGTTAGTTCCAATGATTTTGCAAGTCTACCTAACATGTTCTTTTCAAGAAGTTTGGTGTTGATATCTTCATCGGATTCTTCATGAGCGTCTTCTACTATGGGTTCATCAAAATCAGTTAATAACATCAAGTCAATTTCTTCTGAAATTGTTTGGTCATCTGTCTTGATAGTTTCTTCAACGACAGGTGTAGGTGCATCCTTAATAAAAGAACGTACTTTTTCTAACTCTGATTTCCAATCTGCTTTATAACTCATACTCTTTATTTATATAAACTCAATCTTGAGAACCAAGTTTGAATCTACTTTCTCCTTATTCATTAGTTTATATTTCACTTTTTCAGGCAGTAAAAATTTATTACCTGTTTCCAATTTATTACCAAGTTCAGTGTTCTCGTATTGAATTTGCCAACCTTCACCTGAAAGAACATACACCATGTCTTTTCGTTTAGTTTGAATCCAAGGTGTTGTTGTGTCATATGTCCGTATGACGTATTTGTCGTGAGTCCCGTGTTTTTCCAGCCGTTCCTCTTTGACCATTAGCGTTTACTCCATTATTTAACTTTGGCGGCTAAATCTTTGTCTGCACCGCCCCACGTACCTTTACCTTTTGTGATGAAAGAATTTACCCTTGCAAATGCCCATTGTGGTGCAGTAGTGCCAGGTCTATGTCCTGTTTTATAAGCAGCAAGTCCTCTATTATAGACTTGTTTCAAAATACCAAGTGATATACCACTCTTCTCTGCTTTTGCCTTTAGACCGTTATCACCTTCCTCATCTATCTGTTCAACGATTTCTTGGTGTGCTTTATCGACTGCAGCTGGTTTAATTTTACTTATAAACTTCTGAAACCTTGCAAAGTCTTCCTTACCAATAAAAATATCACCATCTCTGACATTAACGAATGATAGTTTAAGAAGACCACTTTTCACTGCGAGTAGTTCAAACTTACTGTCACCAGCTATTCTTTTTGTTAGACCCTTAGCTTCATCCATCTCCAACTCTTCAAATGATTCTTTGATGGGTTTAATTTTAATTGCGTCATTGTAAGGATAGTCTTCCAAGGGATTACCAAATACAGATGAGAAATGTTTCTTTGTTCTATCATGTGTTTCGTGAAATGCTTTCTCACGTTCTTTGATAAAAGATTCCACGTTTTGACCAGGCGTATCTTCGGAATACGAGATTCTTGCTTCGTCTGTTCCTTGTTCTAATACACCGTTATCTGTTTTATTACCTGTCATGGTTACTCCCAAAAATGTCTTTTAATGTTTTTTCTGTTGTGATAGTCTTAGATGTAGTCTTGAAATCTTTTTTACGCATGATAGTCTTGTTGACTACCTCAAACTCTTCCTTGTTGCGGTCATACTTGATAACAACAGGTAAGTTTAAATCCATTTGCAAGTCTTTGATGACTGCTTCACTATCGGGATTCTGTCGAATACTCTTTGCTTTGTTTTTTGCAATCTTCTTGAACACACGTTGTAACTCTGCAACTGTTATAGCAGGGTCATTACGGTCATCATTCATGCGGTCAGCGAAATGTTTGGTGAACTCAATATCAACCCCAAACTTTTTAAGGATTCTGTCAGCAAACTTTTCAAGGTCATTGAGTTGTTTTTGGGATACGTCTTCTCCAAACATTTGTTTATACTTTTTAGTATGAACCGATGTCTTAGTTTTAGCATCTTTATCGCCTGGAGCTGGGCCGCTTTTCTTTGCTTTAAAATGTGCATCCCTAGCATCTTTAGTTTTTTTGTCGAGACCTTTGTAATACTTCTTGGGTTGAGTACCATCTTTATGTTTTACGTCTCTGTCTTGTTCTTCTTTATCGTTCTTGAGAAATAGTCTACCTTTAGACTGCATTTTTGCACTGACTTTTGATTTGAGACCAGCAGTTCTAAACAGACTGTTGATGAAATTAACTCCTGCTTCTCTGTTCTTTTGCAGTGACGTTACCATTTGTTTCTTAATGTCTTTTATTGCAACATCAATAACCATCAAGTCATCTGCAACAAGTTTACCCTCTTCAATACTTTGTAAGTATTTTGAGTCTTCGATATCAGGCAGAGTATCTTCCTGTTGGTCTCTCTCTGCTTCTGCTTCATCTTTCTTAGACTGTCTGTCGGATTCTCTTTCATGTTTTGCTTTGAGAGATTCTACCTCGTCTTCGTGTCTTCGTTTGAGGTCTTCAACTTCACGTGCTTGGTCAGCTTTTAAAGACGCAGATTCCTCTGGCCCTTCGGTTAACCATTCAGATTGTTTGTAAGTTTTTGTTATTCTCATATGTTTATTTAGACTTCTTTTTTAGAAGTTCCTGTTCTCTCCAAGACTGTGCCATTTTGTTATTAGGGTATCTTGATGTCCATCCCAATAGTTTACTATACAAAGAATCTGCTTTCTTATTCAAGTCTGCTGGGGTATCATCATTTTGAATTTCCACAAAGTCTTTCTTAAACATTGCTCTAAAGATTTTAGCATTCTTCTGTGAGTTTTCCCAATCACCCTGTACAATTTCCTTTGGTAGTTTTCTACTACGCATAGCATTACGTGCCTGTGCGTTTTCTAGGTTTGCATTCACAAATACCATTTTGTATTCGTATCCTAGTTTATCAAGCATTTTTTTGTAGTTTGAAATCTTGGATGACTTAGCTGCAGTAGTGTCGAATATCAATCCTAACCTACCATCTAGGTATCTGTCAAGGGCATTACCTGTAATCTTCTTTGCCTTTGCACGTATGGGGTCAACCTTAGAGAAGTCTGCACCCCTTAAGTCTAGACCCATTCCTGCTTTCTTAAGACCAGCTTCAAATGCTTTGTCTGTGTTTACGAGTTTTAAACCTAGTGGTTTTAGTGCAAGTCTATCTACGACTGTAGATTTACCACTGCCTGGCCCACCCATTAGGAATACTGCTTTGAAGATGCCTGGGTCATAAACACCCTCTGTAATTAGGTCTTCTCTGATATACCATGGTACGGTTTCTTCTTTGATACCCATACCAGTTCGCACATCTTTGTATAATGACTGTGCAATTCTTTTGTTCTTACTTGGAACACCATCTACGAATGCATCAAAGTCATCTTCGGATGCAAGTGCTCTCATTTTAGATGCGCTCATTCCTGATACGTCATCCGCATCGGGGTCTCTTTCACCCGCAGATATAATCTGTATTGAATTGAATTTATAGAAACCGTGTTTACCTTTCTGTCCGTTATACTTCTTAATAAGCATGTCGAACTCTTTAACTCTATCTGAACCTACAACCATACGAACATCGGTGAATCCTTTGTTGTGTAAGTCTGTTACAATTTCAAAGATAGTTCTTGCAGGCGTATTAATAACACCAACTTTCGGGAAGAACTTCTTAAGGTAAGATATTTTTTGTTTGTAACTGAGAGGATTCTTTTTAGGGTCACTTGAATGTGAAGTGTAAATCAAAGGCGTAAACCCACCCTTAGATGATGCTTCCAGTTTCTTAACTAGTTTTGCATGACCAGTAGTCGGGGGATTAAAACGTCCGAATGTAAAAGTTGCACCTTTTTCTTTTGCTTCGTTGAATGATTTAAATGTTTTCATTAGTCCTTAACCTCATTAGGATTTTTAGCCATGGTGCGTCTTTGGTCACGAACTAAATCATTCATGATTTCCATGTTCTCATCACCAGTCTTACTTGTGTCGTATTCGTATGCCTTTTCGGGGTCACCCACAATCCACCAATCATCATGTCTCATCTTAACATCAGTTTGTGCTGGGTAAGAAGGTAAAGCGTAATTAGTTTCCTCAGTTACACCCCCAAGTTTCTTTTTAATTTTTGCCTTTTCTTTTGCAATGACATCTTTACGAATCTTCATAGCAATTTTCTTAATTGCTTTCTGTTTTCTTGCCATTTGTTTTTCAAGAGCTGCCTTTGCACCAATACCTAAGTCTGCTTTAGACTTACCTTTGAGAATCTTTTTCTCAATTGACTTTCGTGCCTGTAGTTCTGCTTTCTTTTCAATCTGACCTTTCTGTAATTGAGGTTTCTTAGCAGCTTTCTTTCTCGCCCTCATAATCTTTGCTTTGTTCTTTCTGAATGCTTGTTTCATTTTCATTCTAGTCTTCTGTGAAACAACTTCATCCAAATGTTCACCAAATGTTGGTAGTCTAAAGTCTTCGTCAACCTTAGCACCTGACCGCCATTGGTAACATGACCAATAGTTTGCTTTCCATTTTGGGCCTGGGTCTGTGTCACAACCCATTCTTGAACGATATGCTTTCAATCGTTTTGGGTCATCACGTTTGATTTCCATATTAGGGTCACCAAATGTGACCTTAACAATGTTTCCTTTGTCGTTTTTTACATAGACCCCAAACTTTTTCTTACTGCCAGACGGAAGTCTAAAGGGGTCATTAAGTTTTACCTTTTTACCTTCGTGTTCTGCTTCGGTAATTTCGTGGTCGTAATTGCATGTACAGTCTGTCATATATCTATTTATCCCATTTCTTTTGTGCGGTAAAGTTATTATATGCAAATTCCATACGGTCTACAAGTTTAACTGCACCACCTTCTTTATCAATTGCAACATAACCTTCGGGGTTTACAACTTTAAACCCTTTGTCTGTTCTTACGAATGTACCAATACTCTTAACTCTGTTTAAAGCATTGATAATAATCATCTTACCTTCTACTAGATTTGCTTGAAACACTGTTAGGTTATCAATCATCTTTCTTAAACCTCTGAGTTCATTTGCAAAATCTTTAGCAAGTTCTCTCTTAATGTTTTTAGTCTTTTCTTGTTTAACTTTTGCAATCATCTTCTCTTCCCAATACTTATCTACATAGTTTAGATAGTCTTGAGTATTAGGATTGAACTTGTTGGCACGTATCAAAGAATTTGCGTATGTCTTGTATGTAGCTCCCGAAGCACCTTTAGCACTCATAGCTTCCATAACTTTTTGGAACTTGTTTAGGTCACCCTTCTTGATACCGTGGAATGCTTTACCTGTCGTAGTCAAAACTTTTTGTAGTTGCAATGCTTCCTTAGCAGTCATTGAACCTGTACCACTGACATCTTTGTATGTGGCATCGTCCATCCACACATCACCCTGTTTCAGTCCTTTAATGTTTGCACCAAACTTAGCACCAAGACCTTCGATTGTAGAACCACTGTATGTGGTATGGAATACAATACCCATTTGAGACTTAGCGATATCTTTACCTAGTTGTGAATCCTCTTTGACTGCGTAAACAATTGTGTTTGGGCCAAATGTAAGGTATGTACCGTCATCAAACTTTTTCTTTTCTATGTCTGCTTTAGTGTACATTAAATCACCCTGTAGGATTTCTTTCAATCCAACCTTTGATAGGTATTTGAATGCAGTTAGAAATTTACTTTCTAGGTCACCCTTAAGTTCGGGTGCGTCTTTGATTTCCTGTTCGGATGTATAATGTAGTTGTGCTTTAGTAAACAAAGATTTCTTTGCAACAAAAAACTTACCAGTTTCGGGATGAGGCCCTGCCCATATAGCGGGTGCACCGTCCCATTTAACCGTCATATTTACTCTAGAGTTACTATGACCCTTTAGCATTTTGCGTAGTTCTAATAGAAAGTAAATAGCAGAACGTCCACCATCAATACCATTATTGATGATTTCGTCCTCTAAGTGTTCTAAATGTAAATTTTTAACTGCCATAATAGTAGATTATACACCTTTTGAATGTGTTTGTCTACTATTTATGTTTTTTGAAGTGGTGTCGAATGCAAGTGCAATTCAATAGTATCAATAGCACCAGTGAGGCGTTGCACCTCACAAGTATCTTTTTCTCTTCTTGCGATTCTTAACTTTTTCTTAAGTACAACCTTCTGTTGTATCAAATCAAGAACCTCTTTAGATTTCAAATTCTTCGTCATAATATTACCAACTTGTAATACTATTTAGTTAATTTTACATCTTAAAGTCGCTAAATTTATCACTTCTTCCTCTATCTGCAACTGGAATTGAATCATCAAAATTAGAAGTTGCACTGTCTACCAACTCTTCTTGCGCCTCTTGTTCACAATCATAGAGTTTCATACGACTTCTATCGACACCAATAACAAATCTTTTGAATACAGTTGGGTCATTGTATCTGTTTTTCAACTGTTTGACCACTAGTTGGTCTAGTTCATCTAACTCTTCTGAAGTTATCAAGGCAAACATAAAGTCGGCAGTAGCAGGCAATCCAAATGATTCGGATGTATCTTCAAGACCAACATCAGTTGAACCAAATCCACTTCTTGTAGTTTGAGTTGCACTCATAATTGGTACATCATATTCAACTGCAAGACCACGCATCTCTTCAGCAATACTCTTAACCAATGTGTAAGAGTTAGCACCAGCGCCTGGTTTGATTCGTAATGAACCACATATGTTTAGATAGTCAATATAGATGACATCGGGTTTGAAGTCCTTTTTGAGTTCAAGTTCCTGTAACAAATGTCTGAAGTGACCAACGTGAGCAGCTGCAGTAGGATACTCCTTAATGAACACTCTACCTTTAGTCTTGTCCTTTAACTTGTCAATCTTCTTACCATACATTGACTTAGACATATCAGGCAGTTCTTTGATTGGTATATTCAAGATGTTTGCATCTATCCTTTCTGCAATCCGTTCCTCTGCCATCTCCATAGTAATATACAAAACATTCTTACCCATGAGTAAGTGTGCAGAAGCCATATGACACATGAAAAGGGACTTACCTACGCCTGTTCCTGCTAAGCAGATGTTCAAGGTCTTATTAGGTAAGCCTCCCTTAGTAATCTTGTTGAAGTATTCTAAGTCAAATGGTATCTTTTCTTCTTCTGTTGTATAGAAATCGTGTCTACTTTCAGCATCTTCTAATACATTGTGACCCACGTTAGCATCAAATGTAACTGATAGTGCGTCTCTAAGAAGTTCGGGGATTTCACCAGTAGAACGTTGGGACTTTTTGTCCACGACTTCGATACTGTCCATAAGTGCAAGATAGATTGCTCTGTCTTGACACCATTTCTCAGTCTCACCCGTCAACCATTCTTCTGGCGTATCCTCTTCAAATGAAGTAAACCCACCTACAACCGATTTAGCTGAACCTAGAATGTTGTCTGATAGTTCATCATTCGCATCTAGGTCGATGAGAAGTGCTTCGGTTGTAGGGGGTGTACTAAACTTTAGAAAGTAGGTTTGTACCTGTTCAAATACAGTGCGTTCATCCACCTCAGTGAAGTATTCACTTTTAATGTACGGAAGAACTTTTCTACTAAATGTTTCGTTATGAACTAGATTCTTCAGAATCGTTTGTTCCAGTCTCGCTGTTTTTTCCATACTTAAAATACTCATTAACTACTACTTCTAATTTCTCCATCACATCGGGTGTGAAGTATTTTTCGGGGTTGTTGTTGATTGTTTTACCAAACTCGGTTTTACCATTCGGTAGCAACACCCTTGTACTCTGCTTCTTGAATACATCAAAGGCAAGAGCAAGGTCTAA